GAAGACTTCGGTGAACAACCAATGTACCCCGTTCTATGGGTTGCAACTACGCGCCTTGCTGCCCCCTGGGGGCAAACGACGCGCATCCAGCTGTAATAGTTGAACTAATATATTAGCGATGCTACTATTTCGCTCTTACTAGGAGAGTATGATGAGTATAAATGATGCAACACCTCAAGAATGGACCGAAGCAGCTAAATCAGCCAATAAAAAAGAATATATTGACCCTTACGACATCCGACCCAACCCAGTATCTTCACCCCCACACTACAATATGGGCAACATCGAGTGCATTGAAGCTATCGAAGAGTCTATGTCTAGCGTGGCCTTTAAAGGGTATCTCAAAGGTAACTGCCTAAAATACCTCTGGAGATACGACTATAAAGGCAAACAAGTAGAAGACTTGGAAAAAGCAGGCTGGTACTTAAGTAAATTAACTACCCAAGTAATAGGAGAAAACGCTAAACAATCCACCTAGGAGGGTGAAATGGACACAAAAGAATACTTCGACCAGTTAAAAAATCTAGAAGAAGACAAAATCAGCCCTGAATTTCATACATACACTACTGTATTCATGAAATCTCGTATGCCTGAAGCCTATAAAGAAATCTTATCCCGTTACAAAGTGCTAGAAAATGAGATTTATGCACAGCACGAATGCAATGGAGCGCCATTTTAATGCTAGTAACTCTCGACTTTGAGACATACTTCGACACCAAAGTGTCTCTTACCAAACTCACCACAATGGACTACGTTCGACACGAACAGTTCAAAGTGTGGGGCGTTGGCATCATGATCGATCATGATGAAACAGAATGGTATGGTGAAGACGAAGCAGAAGCCGCGATCCATGCCATCGATTGGAGCAACGCGACCCTCATATGCCACAACACCCCCTTTGATGGTTACATTTTAACCAGATACTACAAAATCATACCAAAATATTACGTAGATACTGCGGCTATGGCGCGCGCCTTAGCGCCCGGCCAGTCGGCCCGGCTAAAAGACTGCGCGATACGTGAGTTCCCAGATGACGAAACCATGCGTAAAGGCGAAGAACTCATTGATGCAAAAGGTATCTATAACTTAGATCCTGAAACAGAAGAAGCCCTCGCTGGTTATTGTATACAAGACGTTGACCTCACTTGGGCCCTTTATCAAAAAATGATTACCCAAATGCCACAAAGTGAGATGGACCTTATTGACATAACCTGCCGTATGTTCTGTGAACCAAAGCTACTCGTGGACCGTGATGCGCTAATCGAGTTCCGTGATGAAACCATCGCAACCAGTGAAGCGCTCATTGCTGCAGCAGGCATCGACCGCAAAGTACTGAGCTCCAATAAACAATTTGCAGAACACATATATAGTATGGGCCTTGTACCTCCGTGGAAAAAAAGTCCTACTACAGGTAAAAAAATCCCAGCCCTAGGTAAAAATGACAAAGCATTTACCCAAATGCAAAAAATGTACCCTCAATTCCAACACATATGGGCCGCACGGCTTGCAACAAAAAGCCGCATTAACGAGACCAGAGCGCAGCGCTTTATCGACGCAACCCATAGCGATGGAACAATTAGTGTGCCATTGCGTTACTACGCAGCTCACACTGGCCGCTTTGGTGGCACAGAAAAAATTAATATGCAAAATATGCCGCGCAACTCACCTTTGAGGCTAGCGTTGTGTGCACCGGAAAACAAATTAATATTCGTTGCAGATTTATCAAACATCGAAGCCCGTATGCTTGCATGGCTTGCAGATGAAGATGACCTACTTACACAATTTAAAAATGGTGAGGACATCTATAGCAATCTTGCTACTCAAATTTATAAAAGACCAATCCATGCTGACCATGACCCTATCGAAAGGTTTGTAGGTAAAACCGCTGTACTTGGGCTAGGTTATGGTATGGGGGCTACTAAATTCCAGGACACTTTAGAAACTGGAGCAATGGGGCCCCCGCTAAAATTTACATCAAAAGAAGCCTACGAAGTTGTTAACACTTATCGTACAACTTACGACGGTGTGCCACTCTTATGGAAAAAACTAGAACTTAAATTAGCAAATTCCATTAACCCGAATTATGAAGAGCACTGGCACGGCTTATTATTTAAAGATAAGAAGATTTATTTACCGAACGGTTTAGCATTGCACTACAACAATCTACGATACGAAGGCGGTAAACTCACATATGATTCACGTACAACTGAATCAACTTGGGGCGGACGTATCACCGAGAACGTAGTGCAAGCTTTATCTAGGATCATTGTTACCGATGCAATGCTCCGTATTCAGAAAGATGAAGATCTAAATGCAGATGTAGTACTAACTGTACATGATGAAATCATTTTAATTGGCCAAGCTAATAAAGCAAATGCTACAATGTCTACACTAATACAACATATGTGTATCCCCCCATCATGGGCTTCTAATTTGCCCTTAAATGCAAAAGGCGGGTTTGACATTCGATATAGCAAATGACAAATGGCGCGACTAGTTTTAACAAGAAAAATAGACGAAGTAGTTATTATCCATGATGACGACGGTGTTTTGGCGAAAGTTAAAGTATCTAAAATTGACAGGAATCAAGTTCGCTTAACCTTTGAAGCGGATAACAAAATCAAAATTGACAGACAGGAAGTCTACGATAAAAACGCTAATCCTACTGATAAATGTACTAATTAAATATTAGCCATGCTATTATTGTTGCTCTGTAGGAGGAGCTATGCAACTTACCTTTTTAGAGGCCGCTAATGGACAGCGGCTAAGTAAAAAACACTGTCCAAAAACCGGATTCACTCCTTACCCACACGTTAAAAAAGTAACATCTCACAACCATCACATACCTTTAGACAGCACTGGCTTAGCCATATTAGAACGCCTTATTCTTGATGAAGGCGGCAAAGGTTATTGCTTGTTAAAAGGTGACTTAAAACGCCCATTAAACAACGAATCGCGAGCAGGAAAAACGAACCGCGTTGCGTACTCCAGCCTACTTGTACTTGATATTGATGGCATTATTTTGCCTGGGCACACTAACCCTAAAACTTATGACGCTATTACAGTAGGTAAGTTAGCAAAAGCTGTACTACGTGAACTACCTGCTCAAGTACAAGACTGCAGCTTCATAGCACAAGCTTCTTCAAGCCTCGGCATGAAAGGTGACAAAGTATCGTTACATATCTTTATGCTACTTAAACATGCTATGCCTGCAAAATCTGTAAAACTATGGCTACAAGCCTGTAATTTTGAATCTCAGCTATTCTCATCTCAACTAGAGCTGTCCTCTAATGGGCATTCACTCAAGTTTCCACTTGATGCAAGCGTTGCTGATAATTCAAAACTCATCTTCATTGCCCCTCCTACCTTTGAAGACGGAACCCACGATCCGTTCAGTTCCTCTCTCTCTGAGCGGGTCGTGCGTGTTTCCGGTATTACAAATACTCTAGACCTTGCAGCTCTTATGAACGACATCAGTCCTGAAGTTGTCCACCAAAAAAGTAACCACCATAAAAACAAGCTACGTGTACAGCGTGGCTTTAACGCTAAAAAAGAACGACTTACCATTGCTACCGTTGATAACAAGTCAGAAGAAATTCTAGACAACCCAGACAGAATGTCTATCCAAATTACAGATGATACAAACCCCCCGTACATACGATGCAACGTAAACGGTGGAGACAGTAACGCCTATTACTTTAAGCTTGAAGATCCAACATATATGTTTAACTTTAAAGGCGAACCTATCTGGTCTATTGAAAAAGCCGATCCAGACTTCTACAAAACACTGTTTGATGTATACCAAGAAGAAATGGAAAAAGAAGGTAGGGCTAACTTCCCTGTAGCCTTACGTGATTTTTATACAGATACCTATTACAACGGTGTCTTTAATCCAAACCTTAATCAGTTTAGTGACGACTTCCCTTTATTACCTTGTTCTTCAGCAAGCATTGAAGGGTTCATGCGATCACATGGTCGTAGCAAACCAGACTTTGTGCCTGATGCAAAAGTTGTATTCGACCCAGCATCTAACGATTTAGCTGTGAACTTAACTAACGTGCCATACCATATCAACATGTTCCGAAAAACAGAGTACATGATGTCGAACCGTGGGCACGAATCGCTAAGCATGGGTGACGCACATAAAATCGCGAACGCATGCCCCCTAGTTTATAAACTTTTGACCCACATACTTGGTGGTCAGAATTTAGAAGTTGAACACTTTATCAACTGGTTAGCTTATATATTCCAAACTAAAAAGAAAGCAATGACTGCCTGGGTACTGCAAGGTGTACCTGGGACAGGTAAAGGTATCTTTTATACCAAAGTACTCAGGCCACTATTTGGTGTAGAGCACGTACCAATGCGTGCGCTACAAAACATTGAAGAGCAGTTCAATCTCTATATGAGGCAAGCACTCTTCCTTGTTGTTGATGAATTTCATATGGCATCAGCTAACGCGGGCACAATGAAGATTGCCGACAAACTCAAGAACGCTATTACAGAAAACACGATGACCATTCGTGCAATGCGTTCCAATCAAGTAGAGATGCCTAACTTCACTAACTTTATCTTCCTCACTAACCGCATGGATGCCGTGAAAATCGAGGAGGGGGACAGGCGATACAACATCGCTCCGAGACAAGAACAAAAACTAGAACATGTGTACCCAGAAGTTATAGAAGGTATTGATGATATAAGTAGTGAGCTAACTGTCTTCGCAGCAATACTCAAACACTACAACATTAACAAACAACTTGTACGTACACCTATTGCTAACAATGCAAAAGCACAAATGGCTCAAGTAACTATGTCAGTTATGGAGGAATTCTTTGCAGCAATACGGCACGGCAGGTTAGCATTCTTAACAGACATACTCGATATTGAGCTGACCAACGTATTGCAAGGCGCAGAGATCACCACCGCTCAACGCTTTGTAAAACAGTGGATTGTTGAATCGCAATGGCCTTACTCAGTAATACCAATGGAGCACTTGCGTGTTGTATATGGCGTACTCACTGACGACCGCATATCACAACGTGAATTCATTAAGCGAGCAGAACGTAACGGGCTGACTCGTGAACGAAGAAGATCGCATAATGCTCACCGCCACGACAACCCAACGCGAGGTGTAGTTGTTGAGTGGTGCATTGCTGATGAACAATTTAATGAATTAACTAGTAAGTATTTTGATGCTACTGATTTAAAACTACTTGCTGCTGTATAGCTCTCTTGGTTATAATATTAGCCTGACTAATAATTCTTAGGA